GCGAGGCCATCCATCGCTTGTGGTCGGCGTGGGTCGCCGACGCCGACGCCGCAGGGTTGACCGACTTCTACGGGCTTCAAGCACTCGCGTGCCGGGCCATGCTCGAAGGCGGTGAGTGCCTGATTCGACTGCGTCCACGACGCCCGGAAGATGGTCTGGTCGTAGGCCTGCAACTGCAACTGCTCGAACCCGAACATCTGCCGGTGACGTTGAACACGAGCACCGCGACCGGCAACACCATTCGTGCGGGCATCGAGTTCGACTCACTCGGCCGCCGCGTGGCTTATCACCTCTACCGCCAGCATCCGGAAGACGGTGCGCTGGCGCCGATGTCGACCAGCAGCGGCTCGGAGACCGTGCGCGTACCGGCGCACGAGATCGTGCATCTGTTTCGTCCGCTGCGTCCGGGACAGATTCGCGGCGAGCCCTGGCTGGCCCGCGCGCTGGTCAAGCTAAATGAGTTGGATCAGTACGACGATGCTGAACTGGTCCGCAAGAAGACGGCGGCGATGTTCGCCGGGTTCATCACGCGGGTGCAGCCCGAGGACCCGTTGATGGGCGAAGGCCTGGCGGACGCGAACGGCATCGCGCTCGCGGGTCTGGAGCCCGGGACGATGCAGATCCTGGAGGCTGGCGAGGACATCAAGTTCAGCCAGCCTGCCGATGTAGGCGCCAGCTACGCCGAGTTCCTGCGCATGCAGTTCCGCGCGGTTGCGGCGGCGATGGGCGTGACCTACGAGCAACTCACCGGGGATCTGACCCAGGTGAACTACAGCTCGATTCGGGCCGGGCTGCTGGAGTTTCGGCGCCGGGTCGAGGCGATCCAGCACGGCGTCATCGTGCACCAGTTGTGCCGCCCGATCTGGAAGGCCTGGATGACCCAGGTCGTGCTGGAAGGGTCTTTGCCGATCGCTGACTACACGCGCCGCCAGCGCGAGGTGCAGGCGGTCAAATGGATCCCGCAAGGCTGGCAGTGGGTGGATCCGCAGAAGGAGTTCAACGCGGTGAAGACCGCGATTCGTGGTGGGCTGCTCAGCCGCTCCGAAGCGATCAGCGCCTTCGGCTACGACGCCGAAGACATCGATCGCGAGATTGCTGCCGACAACCAGCGTGCGGATCAACTCGGCTTGGTGCTCGACACCGACCCGCGCCGCGACCCCGAGCGTTTGTCCGACGCAACTCCGACCCCAGGCGCCTGAACCCATGGTCCTTCCCCATCTGGCGGGCCGATTGATCGGCACGCCACTGCTGCTCGCGCGCGCCAAACTCGATGTCCTACTCGCCGTGCTCGGCGAGCGCATCGGCGCACCGCAGGTCAGCGTTGCAGCATTCGAGCCGGTCATCGCGCCGAGTGTGCGCACGCAAGCCTCGATCGCCGTGATCCCGGTGTTCGGCACCTTGGTCCGACGCACCAACGGACTGGAAGCGGCCTCCGGCCTGACCAGCTACTCCGAACTCGCGGCGCGACTTCAGGCCGCCTCCGTGGATACGGCCGTCCGCGGTGTCCTGCTCGAGATCGACTCGCCCGGTGGCGAAGCCGGTGGCGTGTTCGAACTGGCCGAGCACGTGCGCGCATTGGCGCAGCACAAGCCGGTCTGGGCCGTAGCCGTCGACTCCGCGCTGTCGGCGGCCTACGCGATCGCAGCCGCGGCCAATCGGGTCGTGGTGACGCGCACGGCGGGTGTTGGCTCGATCGGCGTCATCGCCATGCACATCGATCAGTCCGCTCGCGATGCGCAACAGGGCTACCGCTACACGCCGGTACTTGCCGGCGCGCACAAGGCTGACCTCTCACCCCACGCGGTGCTGGCGCCTGAGGCACTGACTCGATTGCAGCGCGAGGTGGATCGCCTCTACGACCTGTTCGTCGACCACGTTGCACTGATGCGCGGGCTCGACAGCGATGCCATCCGCGCGACCGAGGCCGCTTTGTACTTCGCCGACGACGCCGTGCGCGCAGGCCTGGCCGACGCGGTCGGCGGTTTCGACGACACGCTGGCCGAGTTCGCCCAGTTCCTGGCGCAAGCCAAGCCGGTCACCCGGCTTGGGCATCACACCGCACTGCTGACCCCCACCCCCACGATCAAGGACATCACCATGTCGACCGTACCCAACGACATTCCCTTTCCGAACAAGCCGACTCAGCCCGCCTCCGCGCCCGACGTGTCGGAGCCCATCGATGTTCCCGACGAGGACATCGAGAAGGTCGAGGTGGCGCCGGCTACGCCCGTCGCGCCTGCCGCGCCGACAGCCGCGGCCCAGGCCGCCCCGGTCACCCGCAGCTTCTCCGACGCCCGCTTGATCGTCGAAATGTGCGCGCTCGCCGGTCGCGCCGATCGCGCGCTCGGCTTTCTCGACGCCAACGCCGGTGTCGATCAGGTGCGTCGAACGCTGCTGGCCGAACTGGCCGCCGGCCCCGAGATCGGCTCCTTGTTGCCGCCAATCGGTCATCGGACGGGCGCCACGCCTTCGGATCCCGCGGCGGCCGCCGCCTCGCCCACCCACAACCCCGTACTCGCTGCAGTCGCCAAACTGCGCAAAGGCTGATCCATGCCCGCCATTCTCGAAAACCAGAACCTGGGCGATCTGCTCAAGTTCGAAGCGCCGCAGTTGTACTCGCGTGACACCGTCACTGTGGCCGCCGGATCCAACCTGCGCCTCGGTGCCATCCTCGCGTTCACGCCCACCGGGACCATCAAGGCCCTGGCGCCCACCGCCAGCGACAGCACCAAGGTCGCGGTCGGCGTGCTGATCGTCGATGCCGATGCCACCTTGGCCGAGCGCGATGCACTGATGGTCTGTCGCCACGCGATCGTGTCCGACCGCGCGCTGCAGTGGCCGGCCGCTATCACCCCCGAACAGAAGGCCACCGCGGTCGCGCAATTGCGAGCGCTCGGCGTGCTGATCCGCACTGGAGTCTGAGATGCAGAACCCCTTTCACAACCCCGCGTTCTCGATGGCCAACCTCACGGCGGCTATCAACCAGATCCCGAATCGCTACGGCAAGCTGGAGGCCCTGCGGTTGATGCCGGAGAAGTCAGTGCGCTTTCGCCAGGTGCTGGTGGAGGAGCGCAACGGCGTCCTGGCGCTGCTGCCGACGCTGCCGCCCGGGTCCCCTGGCACCGTGGGGGTGCGCGGCAAGCGCAAGATGCGCTCGTTCGTGGTGCCGCACATTCCGCACGATGACGTGGTGCTGCCCGAGGAGGTCAACGGCATCCGCGGCTTCGGGTCGGAGACCGAACTGGAGACCGTCGCCAACGTGATCGCGCAGCATCTGGAGACCATGCGCAGCAAACATGCAATCACGCTGGAGCATCTGCGCATGGGCGCCTTGAAGGGCGTGATCCTGGACTCCGATGGGTCGGAGCTGTACGACCTCTACGCCGAGTTCGACATCACGCCCAAGGTGATCAGCTTCGCGCTGACGACGCCGACCACCAACATCAAGGCCAAGTGTGCCGATGTGCTGCGGCACATCGAGGACAGCCTGCGCGGCGAGATCATGACCGGCGCCCACGTGCTCTGCAGCCCCGAGTTCTTTGACGCCTTCACGGGCCACGACAGGGTCCAGAAGGCCTTCGAGAACTGGCAGCAGGGCGCCGGTCTGGTGCAGGACCTGCGCTCGGGCTTCACCTTCGGCGGGCTGACGTTCGAGGAGTACCGTGGTCAGGCCACCGACGTCGAGGGCCGCACCCGCCGCTTCATCGCCGCCGGCGAAGCGCACTGCTTCCCGATGGGCACGGTCGACACCTTCGCCACCTACGTGGCGCCGGCCGACTTCAACGAGACGGTGAACACGCTCGGCCAGCCGCTCTATGCGAAACAGGAGCCGCGCAAGTTCGAGCGCGGTACCGATCTGCACACGCAGAGCAATCCGCTGCCGATGTGTCACCGTCCGGGCGTGCTGGTGAAGCTGACCGCATGAACGAGCTCACGCCACCGCTGGATCTGGTCGGTCGCGTCTACGAGTCTGCCGCCAACGCGGGTCTGCTGAAGCGCTGCACCTGGCTGCGCAACCCGCCCGACATGCCGCTGGTCCATCACGTCGGCTTGCGCGCGCCCGATGATTCGATTCTCGAGAACTTGAGTCGCAGCAAGGAGACCACGATCAGCTACCCGTGCACGATCTTCCTCGGCCTCAAGGCCGGCGAAACGATGGAACTGGAAGGTCAGCGCTATCAGGTGCGGGAGATCCGAGCCGTCGGCGACGGTGCCGAGTTGCGCACCAAGCTGACTCGCCTGTGATCGGCTGTGAACTCGATCCGCGAGCAGATCCTGCAGCGCCTGGCGGGCGTGCTCGGGGTGGTGGCCACCGCGCATAACGCCAGCGTCCATCGGTCACCCACGGTGGCCATCGAGCGCGAGCACTGTCCGGCGCTGGTGCTGTTTCCGGAAGCCGATCAGATCACAGAGCGTGCCAACGACCGGGTGACGCGCGAACTCACGGTCCGCATCACCGCACTGGCCAGGGCGATCCCGCCGCTGGTCGCCGAGACGGAGGCCGACGGGCTGCTCACCGCTGCGCATGCCGCGGTGATGCTGGATGTGAACCTGGCCGGCCTGGCGCTCGGGGTTCGAGAGATCGACGCCGAGTTCGACATCGAAGACGCCGATGCCACGGCGGCGGCCATCCCGCAGCGCTACCGCATCACTTACCGAACGCTCGCCGCCGATCTCTCGCAGCTCGGCTGAGCCACTTATCTCCAACCCCAACGATCCATCGGCTTCGCGCCGATGGCAGGAGTCCTCATGTCCACTTATGCCTCATTCCAGGGCCGCGTCTATCTTGGCCGGCGCGACGCGGCCGGCAACCCCATCGAAGTGCGCTCGCCCGGCAACGTCGCCGAACTCAAGTTGTCGCTGAAGACCGATGTGCTCGAACACTTCGAATCGCAGACCGGCCAGCGCACGCTCGATCACCGCATGGTCAAGCAGAAGTCGGCGACGATCATGCTGACCATCGAAGAGTTCACCAAGGAGAACCTTTCGCTGGCGCTCTACGGCAATCACATCGACACGCAGAGCGGCACCGTGCAGGTCGAGCCGATCGGCGCTCCGCTGGCCGTTGGTCATCGCTATCTTCTGGCCCATCCCAAGGTGTCGACCCTGGTGCTGAAAGACAGCGCGACGCCGGCGAAAACGCTGGTGCTGGGCACTGACTACACCGCGGATCTCGACTTCGGCGCGGTCCAACTGCTGCGACTGGACGATGGCGCCGCGACGCCCGTACCGTTCACGGCGCCGCTGAAGGCCAGCTACGGGTTCGGCGTCACCACCGAAATCGGCATCTTCACCCAGCCGCTGCCCGAGCGTTTCCTTCGGCTGGAGGGCCTCAACACCGCGCAGGGCAACGCCAAGGTGCTGGTGGAACTGTATCGAGTCGCCTTCGATCCGCTGAAGGAACTAAACCTGATCTCCGACGAATACAACAAGTTCGAACTCGAGGGCTCGCTGCTGGCGGACAACACCAAGCCGGTCGATGCGGTGCTCGGGCAGTTCGGCAAAATCGTTCAGATCTAGGCCCGACCATGAGCACACCGATCGATGAACTTGAACGACTGATCCCGCAGGGCACCAAGGTGTCGGTGGCCAGCGATACGGTGATCCTCTACCCGCTCAAGGTTGGCCAGTTGCCGGCAATGCTGCGGGCAGTCGGTGGCCTCGCCGGTCACCTGCAGCGCGATCCGATTGACTGGTTGCAACTGCTCGCCGAACACGGCGATGCGCTGCTCGATGCGGTCGCCATCGGCAGCGGCAAGACGCGCGCCTGGGTGGACGGACTGGCGCCGGACGACGCCTTGCTGCTGGCCGCGAAAGTGGTCGAGGTCAACGCGGATTTTTTCGCCCGTCGGGTGATCCCGCGGATCGAGACGCTGTTCGACAGCGCCAGGACCCTCGCGGCAGCCAGCGGGACTGCTGGTTCGACGCCGCCCAGCGCCTGATCGCGGGTGGGCATGGGTTCGACGAGATCCTGCAAATGACGCTCGGCCAGTTGCGCGGGTTTCTGCGGGCCATTGATCGGGCGGAGGCCACGCGCGAGTTGCGCCTGCTGAATCTCGTTCTCCTCGGCGCCCGTGGCGAGTCCAAAGCTGTCGAACGACTCGAGGATGCGCTGTGCAAGCAGGCTGACCTGGGCTGACCCATGCGCATCAAGATCAAACTCGACAGCGCGGCGGCCAGCGCCAAGCTGCGGCTATGGGGCGGCGAACTGCGCGAAAAGGTGCGCAAGGCGGTCGGTACCGCCATGCGTGCCGAGGCTCCGGCGATCAAAGCCGAACTGCAAAGCCACGTCGCGAACAAGCTCAAGGTCGTGCGGCGCTCCTTCCCGCGCAGTTTCACGGCCAAGGTCATTGATCGGGACATGCGTCGGTTGCCAGCGCTCCACATCGGCGCGCGCATTCCGTGGATCGGCATCCACGAGTCCGGTGGCACCATCCAGGGCAAGCTGCTGATCCCGCTCTACGCGCGCGTTGGACGCAAAGCCTTCAAAGCGCACGTCACCGCACTGATGCGCGGCGGCAACGCCTACTTCATCCGCAACGCCCGCGGAAACCTGGTGCTGATGGCCGAGAACCAGCGCGAGTACGACCGCACGCTCGCGCCGTACAAACGCCGCCACCGCCGCGCGACTGGCGGCGGGCGACTCAAGCGCGGTGCCGACGTGCCGATCGCCGTGCTGGTGCCGCGGGTGACGATCAAGAAGCGGTTGGATGTGTATGCCGTGATTGCGAGGCAGGTGCCGGCGATGTCGGCGGCGATTGAGCGTGAGCTGGGCCGGCTTGGGTAGTTCGCCATCGTCAGCGGAGCCGTTTGTTGCTGCACCCAGAAGTACACCCATTTACACCTAATCAAGCCGATAGCCGACTAGCCCATGGCCAACCGCATCTCCCTCCTCGTCGCTCTGGAGGGCGCGGATGAGGGTCTCAAACGCACGATTTCTTCGGCCGAGCGCTCGTTTAACGAGATGTCGGCGACCGCAAAGACCGCGGGCGCGAAGGCGGCGCAGGGGATGGCGGAGCTCAAGGCGGGGACGGCGGCGCTCGGCGATCAGCTGACTCGGGCGCGGACGCAGTTGCTGGCCTTCGTCGGCGTGTCCTGGGCGACGCAGCAGGTCACGCAACTGGTGCAGGTTGCGGATCAGTGGAACCTGATGGTGGCGCGCTTGAAGCTCGCCACCGCTGGCCAGCGCGAGTTCGTGATCGCGCAGGGCGAACTCTTCGCCATCGCGCAGCGCATCGGTGTGCCGCTAGCGGAAGTGTCGACGCTGTACGGCAAGCTGCAGCAAGCCGTTCGACAACTGGGCGGTGAGCAGAAGACGGCACTGTCGCTGACCGAGTCGATCAGTCAGGCGCTCAAGATCTCCGGCGCCTCGGCGTCGGAGGCGCAGTCGTCGTTGCTGCAGTTTGGGCAGGCGCTGGCGTCGGGCGTGCTGCGCGGCGAGGAGTTCAACTCGGTCGTCGAGAACTCGCCGCGCCTCGCGCAGGCGTTGGCTGATGGGTTGAATGTGCCGATCGGCCGCTTGCGCAAGTTGGCCGAGCAAGGGCAGTTGACGGCGGACGTTGTCGTCAACGCGCTGATGTCGCAGAAGGACAAGCTTGCCGCGGAATACGCGCAGTTGCCGGTGACGGTCGGCACGGCGTTCGAGCGACTCAAGAATGCGTTTGCCCAGTGGATCGCCAAGGTCGATGAGTCGACCGGTATCACGCAGAGGCTGGCGACCGCGCTCGATTGGCTGGCGCGCAACTTCGAGACGGTGATGGGTTGGCTCAAGGTCATCGCCGAGATCGGCGTGGCGGTATTGATCTACCGCCTGATCCCGGCACTGATCACCGCGTGGCAACTGGCCGGCACGGCGGCGGTTACGGCGGCTGCGTCCACATCCGCGGCGTGGACGACTGCCAACCTCTCGTTGTCCGCAGCAGTGGCCACCGCGGGCTTGCTGAAGACGTCGTTCGCGGTGCTGGCGGCCGCACTGATCGGCTGGGAGATCGGCACCTGGTTGTCGGAGAAGTTCGAAGTGGTCCGCATGGCCGGCATCGCCATGGTCCAGGTGCTGGAGAACGGCATGGAGACGCTCAAGTTCTCCTGGGAGCGCTTCGCCGCGATCTTCACCGGCGACACCATCGCGGCGGCTACGCAGCGCCACGAAGAGCGGCTGCGGCAGATAAACGCGATCTTTGGCGAGATGTACGTCGATGCCTCTGAGGCTGGCCGGGCCGTGCAGCAAGCGGCAACGACGGCAGCCGCCAGCGCCGAGGAAATGGCGCGGCGGCTGGAAGCCGTGCGCCAGGGAACCCAGGAAGCGGTCGGTCGCGGCATCGAAGCCATCGATGCGACCCTCAACAAGCTCAAGAGTCAGATCACCGCCATCGAGCAGGTGGTGACTGCTGCGCAGCAAGGAGCGACCCAGGCGATCTCAGGCATCACCGAGGCCTATCAGGGCCTGACCGGTATCGTCGACGCGACCCTGCAGCAGCAGTTGGCTAGCACGCAGGCGCACTACGCGCAAAAGCAGGTCTTGCTGGAGCAGTCGAGCGCGTCCGAAGCGCAACTGATCAAGGAGACGACGCAGCTGCTGGTGGAATCGGCGCAGCAGCAGTCCGATCTACGCGCCCAAGCGCTCACCGAGACGCTGCGCTTGATCGAACAGGAGGGCCAGGCACGTCGGTTCGCCGCGCAGGGCCAAGCGGAAACCGACGAAGCGCGCCGCGCGGCGACCCTGCGCGTCGACAACGAGATCCTGGCCGCCAAGCAGCAGGCGCTGGCGCAAGCGGCAGCCGACTATGTGCGCCATGTCGACGCGCTCAATGCCGAAGCCAATCGCCATCTGGCCGAGATTCGGCGAATCGAAAACGAGAAGCGTGCGCTGTCGCAAACCACCGAAGACCGGATCCGCGAGTTGCAGCGCTCGACGATGGGCGAGTACCAGGCCTATCAGGACAAGTTGACTCAGGTCGCCGAACTGCAGCGCAAAGCGCGGGCAGCGATCTCCGCGGGCGAGTTCGAGCAGGCGATTCAGTACGCCAAACAAGCCCAGGATCTGGCCGCGCAGACCGCCAAAGCCGTCAAGGATGGCGATGCGACCGTCGTCACCCAGAAACAGGCGGTGAAGACCGCCATCGATGCGATGCGCGAGAGCGAACAACTGGCGATCCAGGCGCTCGAAGGCGAGGGTCGTGCGCATCAGAAAGCCGCCAGCGAGGCGACGTCTGCCCGCAGCCAGATCGAGACCGCACTACGTGGCACGCAGTCGCAAATCGAACAGATTCAGGCGCAGCTGGAGACGGGTCTGAAGTTCGCCATCGATGTCGACAGCAGCAAGCTCGACGCTGCGCTGCGCCAACTCGAAGAGGCGCTTCGCGAGAAGGCGTACCTGGTGCGTATCGACGCCGACCTCAAGGCCGCCCATGCGCAACTGCGCGATCTCGAGGCCCAACTGAAGGACGGCAAGACGCTGCTGGTCAACGCCGATATCAGTCGCGCCAAGTCAGCGCTGGAAACCCTGCAGACCTATGCCGATCGCACCGGGCAGATCGATCTGAAGGTCGCCACCGAGAAAGCGCAGACCTCGTTGCGCCTGGTCGACAGCCAGATCCGCGCGCTCGATCAGATCCGCACCGAGTCGCAGCATGCGATCAGCACCAACGCCAGCCAGGCCCGGAGCGAGATCCAATCGCTGAACGGCATGAACACCAGTTCGACGCACACGATCTACGTGAAGCGCGTCGAGCAGAATGCAGCAGGTGGTTTGGTCGGCTCTGGGTTGGCCGGTGTACGCGGCTACGCAAAGGGTGGCTCGGTATTGGCCTTCCCGCGCATGAAGGCGGGCGTGGTCCCGGGGTCCGGCAACGGCGACACCGTGCCGCGTGCGCTGGAGGCCGGCGCATTCGTGATCCGCAAGGCCGCAGTGCGCAAGTACGGCGCCGCGACGCTGCGCAAGCTGGCTGGCGTTGCGCACTTTGCGACCGGTGGGTTCGTGCCGGGCGGTTCGGCGGCGGGTTGGTCATCGAGTCCCGCTGGCGCGAGCCCTATTGGCTCAACGGGCGCGACGCCGCCGAAGCCCAAACCCGCGCTCGCGGCGCAGAAGGTCAACAAAGACGTGTCCGAGGCACTCAAGCTGATCGAACTCGGCTTGCAGGGCGCGAGGATCGGCCGGGCGCATATGGAGCGGGCGAATCGGATCATTCCGATCGGCAACCAGAGCCTCAAGACTGATCCCATCGACATCCAGGCGTTCCACGACCGCGACTATCTCCAGCGCCTGCTGCGAGTTCGCAAGCTGACCAGCATGGAGTCAGGTTCGGTCGACACCATCAAGGGCCGCTGGCGCACGGCGATGGCGCAAGCTCAGGTCGCCGGCGTGGATCTTGAGCGCCAACTGATGGAGTACATCGAACGCGAGACAGAGCGGCAGATGTTCTTCGCCCGCGGCGGCCTGGCCAAGTCGGACACCGTGCCGGCAATGCTGACGCCCGGTGAGTACGTGGTCAGCCGTGAGTCCGTCAAACGACTGGGCGCCGGGTTCTTTGCCGCGATCAACGCCATGAAGGCTCCGGCCCGCGAGATCGCCACCAAAGTACAGGGCTTCGCACGCGGGGGTCTGGTTAGTCCGGACGCATCGACGCGCGTAGCAACGGCTCTGCGCAGCATTCCGACCGATTTTGACGACCTGGCGACGCCAGACTTGCGGCCGCGCCGTTCACCGCGGCTCGACTGGAACGACGCGCCGCCGCCCAGCAAGACCATTCGTGTCGAACTGGTCAGCGGTGCCCGCACCGTGACTGCGACGATCCCCGCGCGCGACGAGTCGAGATTGCTGGATTTGCTGCGAGAAGCGCAGGCACGGACCTGAGCCATGGAACTGCGCCAACTACCCTCCGGCCAAACGCTGACTCTCCCGGACGATCTCCAGTGGATCGACGAGCATCTGTGGACGCCCGCTGTCGCGAGCGCGAGCTACTTGCTGACCGGCGCACTGCTGATCGAGAGTGCTACGCGACAGGCCGGCCGACCGATCACGCTGCAAGCGCCCGACGACATGGCGTGGGTCTCGCGCACGACCGTCGACCGAATCTACGAGTGGGCCTCGCTGCCCGAACGAACGTTCGAGTTGCGACTTGTCGATGGCCGCGCGCTCACTGTGGCTTTCCGGCATCAGGACGGAGCCATCGAGGCGCAACCCGTCCTGGGCTTTGGCGGACTCGCGCCAGACAGTCGTTGGCGCGTGTCACTGCGGTTGATGCAGGTCTGATTCACCACCCGCCCTCGGGCACTCATAACCGACAACACCCATGCCCATCCTCACCGGCGACATTCAATTGCTCGCCTCCGAACGGCTGTCCGACACTTTCGATGGCGGCGGTCGCATGACCGGGCGCGTCATCGTCGATGGTCAGTCGAACAATCTGTTCCCGGACATCTCGGAGCTTGATCGCACCTATGGTCGCGTGAGCTTGCGTAAGTGCTTTGTCGGCGTGCTGACGGACTCCACCGACAGCTACTTCGGCGCGCACGCCATCGTGGCCGATGCGCCGGATGACCCGCGCGTGGCGGTCACGCTGTTCACGACACGCTCCTGGGTCGACCAGCGCGAGGCGGCCAAAGACCGCATCGAGCGCTACCTCGCCCGTGGCGTGCGCTGGCCCGGCCAGTTGCTGGAGCGCCAGCTCACCGGGCAGCGTGCGATTGCCCTGCTGCTGAAGGCGGGCGATCCGTTGCCGCGCGTAGGACAGACGCTGGTGCTGGTGCAGGACGAAGCCACGCCGACTGAGGTGGAGCAGTACGTTCGCATCACGCGGATCTCGACCGTCGAGCGCGAGTTTCAACTGGGACAGGACCGCTTCCGAGGGACCGTCGCCACCTGCGAGATCGCCGATGCGCTGCGTTACGACTTTGACGGTCCAGCGCCCCTGTTTCGGGACGACGGCGAGCAACGCGCTGTCGCGCGTGACACGGTGGTTGCCAATGCGGCCGTCTACTTCGGCGTGCAGCCTACCGTCGCACCTGCCGGCATCGGCGACCTGCGTGTCCAGGTGGCCTCGCTGTTCGGGCAACTGGTGCCCTCAGCCCAAGCCGAGGTGCCGCTGGTGGACCTCAACGCATCGGGCCAATCGCAACCGTTGGTCGATTCCGGGTCGGCCATCGTGACTTTTCAGACAGCTGCCCATATCGGACCTGACTTCCCTCTGCATCTCGGCTCGGGCCTGGTGCCGGGCACCTTGCGCGTCACTTACTGGGGCACCGAGTTGGTCGACGATGCCGGCCACATCAAGGTCGCAGGCACCGCCATCGGTACCGTCGACTACGGGCGCGGCATCCTGACGTTCGCGCCGGAGTCGCCAACGTACTCGGGCTGGAAGACCGTCAACTTCCGCCCGGCCGCGCAACCCATCCGGATTGCCGACACCGCGGCGATCGCCGTGTCGGCGGAGGGCCGCGGCTATACCTACACCATCACGCTGGATCCGCCACCGAAGCCGGGCAGCCTGATCGTCGCGTACATGGCGCAGGCCAAGTGGTACGAGTTGCGTGATCGCGGCGATGGCGCTTTGCGCGCAGCGGATTCCGCCTTCGGTGCGGGCAGCATCGATTTCATCACTGGAACGGTGACGGTGACCACCGGTGCGCTGGCCGATGCCAACACCGAAGTGCTGTTCGCGTGGGGCACGGCAGCCAGCTACTTCAACCGATCGAATGCCATCGTGCCGGCGCCGCGGATCACGCACACCTGCGCGAACGCGGGGCTGGTGCCGGGGACATTGACGATCAGCTGGACCACGGGGACCACCACCCAGACCGCAACGGATGACGGCAGTGGCGCGATCACGGGTGATGCCAGTGGCACGGTGCGCTACGCTCAGGGGGAATTGTCGTTCACGCCTGCCGTTCTGCCCGCAGGCGGCGCGGAGTACTCGCTGACCTATCAGCATGGACCACCGATCGAGCAGACCTTTCCGCACCCTCTGCGAAACGCAAACGGCACGATCACGGTCAACCTTGCCCAGGGCGACCTGCGTCTGAACTCGGTCGAACTGGAGTTCAACCTGGTCATCGATGACTACGACCCGATCTCGACCACACCGGCCGAGATGCAACTGGTGCGCCCGATTGATCCGATCAAGATCGCGCGCGATCTCCCTGCGAGCATTCCGAACCCGACAACCGGCACTTTTGGCCAAGGCGTCACGGGCACCATCGACTACGCGGCAGGCTCGATCACCTTTCGCCCAGATCTGACGATTTCGATCCCGTTTCCGCGCTATAGCGTGGTGCAGATCGGTGTCACGCGGGTCAACAACGAGTTGGTGCCCGTCTACCGCAACACCTTCACCCACTTTGAGTACGTGCCAGCGGCCGCCTACATGCCGCTCGACGAATCCGGTTGGGTCAAAGTGCGCTACCGCGCGACTGACTCGCCGAGCGCGGCGCAAGAGACCATCGTCGCCGCCGAACTGCGCGTCGATCTGACCGACCGCTACGCCGAGCGCATCGTGCCCGGATCGGCACGTTTCCAGTTGGGCGAGAAGGTCTACATCGATCGCCTCGGCAAGCTCTATGTCGATATCGACGCGAACACCGGCGCCGGCACGCTGGCGGGGACCACCGACTACGCCTCAGGCAGTTGCGAGATCCGGGTCTACCAACCGGGTCAACCGAACACCATCCAGTTGCAGTCGCTGCTGACCGAACTCACCGGCCAGCCGGTCGATGAAGTGTGCTTCCGCGTACCAGCCGCACCGGTGCGGCCAGGCTCACTGCAGATCCGCGCCACAACGCTCAATGGTGGCTCGATCACGGCAACCGCAAACACGACCGGCGCTATCGACACACAGTCCATGCAGGGCAGCGTCGACTACCAGACCGGCGTCGCCCGCGTGCGCTTCGGGCGTTGGGTCGATGCCGCCGGCAATGAGGGACAGGTCTGGTACTCGCCCGAGGCAGTGGTCAACGGCCGCATCTTCAAACCGCTGCCGGTGCTGGCCGACACGCTGCGCTTCAACGCTGTGGCGTTCACTTATCTTCCGTTGAGCGCAGACGTCCTGGGCCTGGATCCGGTACGCCTGCCGCCGGACGGCAAGGTGCCGATCTATCGGCCCGGCGATGTCGCCGTGGTGCATCACACGCTGCGCACGCCATTCCCCAATCCGGCCACCGGCGATCCGCTCGATCTCGGTCGGGTGCGCCTTGCCGGCGTTCGCATGCTCGATGCCGAGGGTCGCGTGCTACCGGCGGAGAAGTACCTGGTCGATCTCGACCTGGGGTCGATCACGTTGCGAACGCCGATCGACCTGACCGGCTACACGCAGCCGCTCGTCGCCGAACATCGCGTCGAGGACATGGCGTTGATCTCGGATACGCAGATCAACGGCGTGCTGTCGCTGACGCGTCCGTTGACGCACGAGTTCCCCAGTGGGGAGACGCGCGTGTCGTCGGCGCTGATCATTGGCGACCTGCAAGCCCGCGCGCACACGCTGTTTGCGCAGCAGACATGGACCGGTGAGTGGGAGGACAGTCGCATCGGCGCTGCCACCATCGCCCAGTACAACCAGGCCGTCTACCCGATCACCGTCAGCAACCGCGGCGCCATCGAGGAACGCTGGGCCCTGATCTTCACCGGCACTACCGAGTACCGGGTGATCGGCGAATCGGTGGGCCAGATCGCCATCGGCAATACCACTAACGATCTCGCCCCGATCAATCCGGAAACGCAGGCACCGTACTTTCGCTTGCGTGCGATGGGCTGGGGCGCTGGGTGGTCGGCCGGCAATGTGCTGCGCTTCAACACCGCCGCCGCGAACTTCCCGGTCTGGGTCGCCCGCACCGTATTGCAGGGCCCGGCCACCGAAGATCGCGATTCCTTCCAGGTTCAGATCCGCGGCGACGTGGATCGGTAGACACGCGGAGCCACCATGATTCACTACTTCCAATCGACCCAAGCCGGCGCACCGCAACTCACGGGCCTTGGCGGCAGCGTCATCGCCATCCTCAACGCCTGCCTGATCAACGGCTTCAACCTGCGCACGCTCACCGGCATCACCCGCGACGGCAGCGTCGCCACGGTCACCGCCGACGGCGGGCATGGCTATCGCGAGAAGGACATTGTGCTGATCGCTGGCGCCAACCAGGTGGCCTACAACGGACCCAAGCGCATCCGCGCGGTCACCACCAACACCTTCCAGTTCGATGTCGAGGGCGAGCCGCAGTCGCCGGCCACTGGATCGCTGTCGGCGAAGATTGCGCCGATCGACTGGGAGCAACCTTTCGCCGCCAACGACCGGGCCGTCTACCGTTCGCGTGATCCCAGCGCATCGACGATCCAGTTGCGCATCGATGAGACGCCGCTACCGGGTGACGTGAGCTACGGCCGCGGCACGCTGTCTTGCGCCGCGCAGATGTGGGAGTCGCTCACCGATATCGACAACGGCTTGGGCCTGACCCAGACCTACTGGCGCAAGAGCAACGCCGAGGACGGCGAGGCTCGTCGCTGGTTGCTGGTGGGTGACAGCAAGCGCTTCTGGTTCTGCGTCGCATGGAGTCAGTACTACGGCGAGATCTACATGCCGAACTTCTTCGGCAGCTTCAGCTCGTTCAAGGCGGGCGACGCCTACAACTACTTGATCGGCGGCTACACAGAGTTGGGGCACAACCACCACCACCCGGCTAATAACCATTACCTGGACTGGGTTGCGGCGGTCGGGACGTCGTTCGCCGGCAACGGCGCATGGCTTCCTCGTGCGCACACGCAGCTTGGCAGTTCGGCGTCCGTGCTGTGGGTGAGCGGGGTCGGCTATCCGACCGGCGTGGGCATGGGCATGACCGGCATTCCGTTCCCAAACCCGTGCGACAACGGCATCTACGTGATGCCGATGCTGATCCAGGAAGGCGCCGGGCCCAGCTTGCGTGGCCGCTTGCCGGGTCTGCTGACGCCTCTTCACAGCATTGCGGCGGACCAGCCCACGCGATATCCAGGCTTTGTCTTGGATGGTACCGAGCGAGAACTACTGATCGTCCCCGCGACGCAAGGGAACGGCGCGGCGCGGATGGCATTCGATCTGACCGGCCCCTGGGACTGACATGCCGAACCAGATCGTCCTGCACGGCGTATCGCGCGTAACGGCGGCGGCGAATGCAGGTCCGCCGATCGCGCGTGCCTTCCATAACCGATCGCCAGTGGCCGAGCATCTGGGTATGGACCCGCGTCCGCGCAACCAAGTCATCGCGCGCCGGACGCTGGAATATTTCGGCACCGGCTTCATTGCCGGCAGGGTGACCATCGAAGGCGTGCCAGCCAGTCGCCAGGTCCGACTATTGGACGCGCGCACTACCATGATCATTGCGGAGGTGTGGTCAGCGGCTGACGGGCGCTACCGCTTCAACACCATCAACGCGGATCGCGAGTACATCGTGCTGGCCCACGACCACGAGCGCCAGTTCAATGCAGTGATCGCCGACTGGGTGCGACCCGAGCGACGCGCGTGATCGTCCTTGCCGAGTCGGTTCGTCACCTTCGGCTGCAGGCCATCACCACGTCACTCGATGCCGGCGCCGATGGCGGTCTGATCCGCATCTACACCGGCCCGCGACCAGATCCCGGCGGCGCGCTGACCGGACAGTTGCTGCTGGTCGAGTTGCGCTTGGCGCGTCCGTCCTTGCTCAGCCTGGCCGACGGGGCGATGTCGCTGGTTGCGCCGCCGGATCGGCTGTGTCTGCGGTCCGGTCGCGCAGCGTGGGCACGCATGCTCGATGGCAGTAGTCGAGCGGTCCTCGACGCCGATGTCGGCATCGAAGGCAGCGGTGCGGAACTGGAGTTGGATCGGGTCGATCTGCTGGCTGGTGGCGCGGTGCGCATCACTTCGATCGAATTCCATGAGCCGTGAGCAGCAGCGATCTCGACTTTCGGCAGAACCTGGGCACGCAAAGCCCTGCCGACCTGCGGCTGGAATTCCGGCCAGCAACCGGGCCGGCGCCGGTGGTCAGCACTGGCGCGCTACGTGGCGTTCTGGGCGCGCCGGGCCTGCGCGCGCGAGCACGCCACGACCTGCGCGTCTCCCGCCCCACGGTGGCGCGCACCGGCGCCCTGTGGTGCAAAGCGCGTGCGGAGGTCGCCGGCAGCACAGCAGACTGGCGCAACACGCTGCGCGTTTGGCAGACGGTGGCCGATGGTTGGTCTGCGGCATCGCCAATGCCGGCGACAATCGACAGCCGAATGCGCGCACTGGAGAAGTTGCGCCAGGACGCCTCGATCGGTTGGTTGGTCGCACAACCCATCGCAAGCCAGGTGCAGGACCAGTTCCGTCGTCTGAACTCGTTTCGGGTGGGCGCGCGGATCGAGTTTGAGCATGGCGCGGAGATCACCGCGACTGTCGGAGCTCACTACGCCTATTTGATCGGTTCGCGGACCGCGGTTCGGTTGGTTCATCAAACGGCCTCACCGGTTCGCGCGAATTGGTCAAGCACGCACTCAGTCGCCGCCGTCCGGCGCACGACGCGCGTTCTGCCCTGGGACGAAGCCGGTCGGCCGAAGGTAGGGCGTTCCTCGCTTCCGGTGGATCCGCCGATCGAGCCGCCACCGATCTTTCGGATGCACCCCGATATCGACTTCTGCTGCCCGGCGACGCAGGCCGGGCTGACTTGGCGACCGGCGCTGACACTCAACTTCACCCGGCAGTCGTGTACCGGCACCGGCGTGGTCATCCCCGCACTCAGGGTCTATTTCGTGAGCAACTCGGTCGACGTCGTGCGCTTGCCCGGGCGCGAGCCCATCCCGGTCAAGTCGATCAACATCAACATCGATGCCGACAGCTGGGCGTGGGGATTTACCGCCGCCATCCCGTACGCGGCTCTCGAGATGGTCGAGCCCACCGCCGCCGGGCCGACCGAGATCGAGATCACGATCAACGGGCTCTCCTGGGTGATGTTGGTCGAAGGCTTCGATATTCGCCGCGAGTTCGGTTCGAGCGAGGCCAGCATCCGTGGTCGATCGTCGGTGGCGTGGCTGGCCGATCCATATGCGCCCAAGCGCAGTTTCTCTCCGACCGCGGCGTTTACCGCGCGGCAGTTGGCGGAGCTGGAACTTGCGCGCGCCGGGCTGATCACGGGCTTCGATCTCGACTGGCAACTACCGGATTGGCTGGTGCCGGCGGGCGCGTGGAGTTACGAGTCTCTGTCGCCGGTCCAGGTCATCGCCCGATTGGTGGAGTCCGTCGGCGGCACGCTCAATGCCCATCCGCACCTGCGGCGGCTGATGGCGAAGAGTCGTTACCCGAGCTTGCCGTGGGAATGGTCCAACCAGGTCGCGCATCGGACGCTGCCGATCGATGTCGTCAAGACCCTCAGTGCGCGCTGGCAGGAGAAGCCCGCGTTCAACGCTGTCTTCGTCGCCGGCGAACGCCAAGGTCTAGTGGCGCGCGTGGTTCGCAGCGGAACGGCGGGTGATCTGCTCGCACCGATGATCGTCGATCCGCTGATTACCCACGCCGATGCCGCTCGCGAACGCGGCCGCGCGGTGCTGGCGGACGTCGGCCGGCAAGCACGGGTGACCCTCGAACTACCCATGCTGCCCAGCATTGGTCTGCTCGATCCCGGTCGCCTGATCGCGGTCGGCGAGAGCGGCCAGAGCTGGCGCGGCCTCATCCGCGGCACCACGGTGTCCGCAAGTTGGAGTCAGAGCCTGATCGTTCGACAGACCGTCGAGATCGAGCGGCATCTAGCGCACTGAGATCGGAGTCCGCTACCCATGCCCAACCTTTGGCGCCAGTTCCAGGATCTGCTGCCGACCAGCGTCACGCTGATCGGCACCGTCGTTACGACGCATGCCGACCACACCGTCAGCGTCCAGCTGCTCGACGGTGGCTTGCTGCGTGCCGCCGGCACCGCTGCCGAGGGCACGCGGGTATTCGTCCGCGACGGTCGCCTCGAAGGCGAAGCGCCGTCTCTGCCGCTGGAAGTCATCGACATCTAAGCCGCACCCCTTCCGCTTCACCCCTGAAACCCGCTCCGGCTCCCGCTGGGCGGGTTTCGTTATTTATGGAGACCGACCATGACCGAAGAAACCGATGTACCGCCCATCGAATCCACTCTGCTGCTGCGGCACGAGGACTTTGATGAGCTGCTGAACATTGCTGCCCAACGGGGCGCCGAGCGTTGCCTCGCCCATCTCGGGCTGGAAAACGGACACGCGGCGAAGGACATCCGCGAACTGCGCGACCTACTGGAAGCGTGGCGCGATGCCCGTCGCACAGCGTGGCAAACCACGGTGAAGGTCATCACCACCGGCATCCTGGCCGCGCTGCTGGTCGGTGCCGCCATCAAGCTCAAGCTGTTGGGAGGCACGCAATGAAACCCAAACTCTGCCTGCTCGACGACTGGCGGCAGGTTCTGCGCCGTGCCTGGAGCATCCGATTCTCGCTTATGGCGGCCGCCCTCACGGCGGCGGAAGTGGTGGTGCCACTGTTCGGCGACGTGCTGCCGCGTGGCGCGTTTGTGCTGCTGGCCTTTGCTTGCAGCATCGGCGCGGCGGTTGCCCGCATCGTGGCGCAGCCGGGGATGTACCGATGATCCCGCCGCCAACTCCAGCGGTGCGCAGGACGGTGGCCGGTCTTAGCCTGTCCGCCGCCGCCCTGGTCGGCATCTTGCTGCACGAG